AAGTCATTGCTGATAAGCATGAGATGGATATTCATTCAATGGGACAATCATTAGTAAACAACTTTAACTTTACGAAAGCAGAACTACCCGAATGGACTGAACCTAATCTAAAAGTTATCAATGCCAAAAGCGAATAATATAGATATCACTCTCTACGGAGAACAAGCAACCATTATGGATGATTGGTTGAATACAGATAAACACTCTATTTGTGTTCTTCCAGTTGGCTCAGGCAAGACGTTTCTAGCGGCTGTCGCATTGCCTTTGTTTGCTACTGACGAAAGATATCATAAGGGTAAAGACATTATCTATTTTGCTCCTACTGGGTCTATGATCAAATCACTTGTGTGGGAAGACCTTAAGAAGAACTGTATTGAGAACTTCGGTCTAGTAGAAGGAAAAACTATTAACAACAGTGAACTAACAATCAAGTTTCCTAACGGTGTATTCATTCGTTGTAAGTCTGCTGAGATGAAAGAGAATCTTAGAGGACTTAACGTAGGTGTAGCAATCTGTGACGAGGCTTCATTGTATTCACAAGATACTTTACAAGAGATAACAAACAGACTACGCCCAAGAGTAGGTACACCAGATACTGCTGGACGATTAATTGTTATATCTACACCTAATGGTAATGGACCTTTATACGATCTATTCAATCTAGCAAAAGATAATCCAGATAGATATATTGTTAGACATCTTAACTACAAACAAATGCGTAGTGGCAACTTAGACTTTATCGAAGAACAAAAACGAATGATCAGTCCATTAAAGTTTGAGCAAGATTACAATTGTTCATGGCAGAGCGTCCAAGATCAGTTCTTTTATACATTTAATAGAGCAAGACATTGTAGAGACATCTTTGATAACATGGGTGATATCTATGCGTTTGTAGATTTTAACAAACGAGTTCAATGTTCTATCATTGCTCAAGTAACAAGACCAGGCGATCCTAAAGGTCAGATTGAAGTACTCAAGTCTTACGCAATCAAAGATTGTGGTACAGAACAATATGCTCAACAAGTAAGAGCAGACTATCCAAGAAGACGCATCTTTGCTGTTATTGACATGTCAGGAAGCCAGACAAACAGAGATACGACATCTACATTCGGTGTAACAGATAGAACTATACTTGAGAAGTATGGCTTTACGATTATCAACAATAAGAAAAGCAATCCTTTAATTTCAGATACAGACAACAGTTCTAATGGCTTTATCAATCGTGGTGGACTTGTTGTAAGTCCATATGACATACAAACAATTGAATCATTGCAGAGTTATCACTTTGAAGATGGCTCTCGTAAGAAGTTAGTCAAATATACTGATGCGAAATATTCACATATTGACGGACTCGGTGATAGTTTAAGATATGGCATACATCATTTGTTTCCTGTTCAACATGACAATTGGGGCGGAGCAGAATATGTAGGACAAGACGCAAGAATGTCTGCTTACAATGATCCCGGCAAAGAACACAAGCCTCACAGTCCTTTATACGAAGGCGGACCTACATGGGAAGAGATCATGGGTCAACGAGATGATGATGTTGATCATGTTCTCTGGTAGTATACTTTAATTATTACCGAACTTTTTAATAGGTATAAATACAATATGAAAGTAGATAGTAGTATTAATGACATTGTTCGTTTGCCAGAATTAGAAGCACGAATAAGACGCTATAGCAGAATTGTTTATAATCTTTCTCAGCCAGCTGAGTATTTGAAACATGAAGCAACTTGTGATCATTACAAGAAGCAATTGATTGCTACTTTATACGAACATAACAGTTTAGGAGGTAATAAAGCATTAGGTCAAAAGATTGATCGTTTGTTTGAATCACTAGACAAATTAAAAGAACTACAAAATAAAAAGGGGAAATAATATGAGAGGCAGACCAATAACACCAATAGAAACAAGACTATACAGAAATATAATTAAAGACAATAAGACTAACTGCTGGAATTGGCAGGGAGCAAAAAATAATATCGGATATGGCTTTATCAGAGACAACGAGATTAAAGGTATGCGTACAACGCATCGTGTAGCATATGAGATTGCTTATGGAGCAATCCCAGAAGGCATGTGCGTATTACATGAATGCGACAATATGCTTTGTACTAATCCTGCTCACTTAAGTGCCGGAACACATTTAGAGAACACCCGACAAATGATGGATCGCAATAGACACAATCACTTTGGCAGTAGAAGCAAAATAAAATGCGATCATTGCGACATGGAAGCACAAAAGGGCTTAATCGTCAGATGGCACAACGACAACTGTAAGCATAAAAAATAGTAAAAATATACTAAATACAATGTTACTATAAATAACATCATTACATTAGGAACAAAAATTAATGCGTTCAAAAGACCTACTTAGACAGAATCCACTTTACGCCGCGATGCTACCACAAATGGTATCATATCAAAATGCGTATCTAGGTGGGCTACAATTTAAAAGAGACGTTCGCAGAAAGCGTCCATCAGAAGATTCAGCTTTATACAACGATGTTATAGACAATACAGTCGCACAGCCTATCTGTCGTTATGTTGTTGACACAATCAACGATGTAGTATTTGAGCCAGGTGTAAAACGTGACTTACGTTTTGCTACTCCTCAAGGTACAGCAATAGCACCAGACAACATTGAGTGGGCACAACTTATGACACTTGATGCTGATTTAAATAACAGAACAATGGACGGCTTCATGGAAAACGTAGGTGATCTATCATCTATCTACGGACAATGTTGGGTCTTTGTAGATATGCCTCAACAAACAGAAGGCAATCTAGGCAGACCATATGTAGTCGCAGTCAATCCTATCGCAGTTTGGGATTGGGAATACGAAATCTACGGCGGCAAGCCTTGCGTAAAATACATTAAAGTATTAGAGAACGAAGACGATGATGCTTACTACTTTAAATGCTATCACTTAGGTACAGACGAGTATCCATCATATTGGATTAGTTATAGAGTTGAAAAGAATCAACGAGAAGAAGACGAAGCAGAAATGATAGCAGAAGGTACATACCCAGAAGGTATGGGCGTACCAGGATTCATGGTATACGCTAAAATGGATCCTAGATCAATAGACTACGGTATCTCAGACATAGATTCAGCCTCTGACGCAATGCGTGAGTATTACAAGTTAGAATGTGATGCTTATACATCTATTCAGTTTGCTAAGACATTAATTAGAGCAGACAAAGGCGTGTCAGTCCCAGCGGCTGCCGGAGCAATTGTTAGAGCAACTCAAGGACAACTTGAGACTATCCCCGTAGACACAGGCGATGTGACTAAGACAATGGAAAAACAAAAAGAAGTCTTAGATCAAATTGAAAACTTAACTGGCTTAGGTGGACTTAGATTTAGCAGACACAATGTACAATCAGGTGTTGCTATCATAGAAGAACGCAAAACTCTACATAGAGTAGCAAAAGCAAAAGCTAGACTCATGGAAGTAGCAGAAGAACAAATCTTTACATACGCGGCTCGCTTTATGGATATGCGATGGGCTGGTGAAGTTATCTACGCAACTGACTATGACAAACATGATACAAATTACAGAATCGCTGTGTACAAAGAAGCACAAGCATTAGCACCAGACAACGCAATGGTAGATGCGATGATCACAAAAGATGTGATCGCTATGTTAGCACCAGCAGAATCTATCGCACAATACGAACAAGCATACATTGACACAGTTGAAGATCCTGCTATTAAGCAGTTGATGACTGATGACAATGAAAGAGTTTTATCTCGTGACCTACAATCACAAATCCCAACTGGTTATGACTACGAAGGAGTTGATGATGGAAGTTATGAAGTAGATGAATATGGTAGTTCAGGACCTGGAGTCGCAATTCAGAATACTGGACCATCTTATGAGACACAACAAGCAATTGCTGTGCAATTAAGCGGCGTCAACACAGGCCGATAAATATTGTGTTAACAACTAATCGTTTATTACGTAAAATAGGAGAAATTAATGATTGATGAAAGTATCGGTGGCAACGAACAAGCCCTGCAAGAAGAAGCAGTAGTGAGTGACAACAATAATGTTGAATCTCAAACTTCAAGTGATAATGTAAACCCAAGTGCTATACGCAAATCACAAACTCAAGGTATTTTAAATGCATTGAGTAAAGCATCAGGACAGAGTTTAACTTCTGTTGAAGATGCTGTTGCGTTTATTGCTAAGTCTACAGCACAATCACAACTCGGTGGCAACGCACAGCCAGTAGTACAACGTCAACCAGAGACACAGACTCGTTCTGTTTCTAACAATGACTTACAAGAACAGTTTCAAAGTTTACAAAAACAGCTATCTCAAAAAGAGACAGCCTTAAAAGGTAAAGAACTAGAATCTGATATCATGCAGTCAATGGGTGAACGTTTTGATTCTGAACTTTCAGAGTATGCTATGCAAAAAGTGAAATCTAATATTCAATGGAATGAGGATAACACTTACAGCATTGTAAACGCTAAAGGTCAAGAACGATACGGACAAGACGGAGAACTACTTAATATAAGGGATTTAGTTGAAGAAGTAGCAAAAGGTAACCCAAAGTTACTTAAGCAAAATTCATCAACTCAATCAGGTTCTGGATTAAGACCAGGACAGAGTAAATTTGCAGGTAGTAACTTAGATGCTATACCAGATTATACTAAGGATCCAGCCGCTTTTAAAGCATGGAAACAAAGAAATAATTTAGGTAAAGGTGTCGGTATTAAGGGTCTTTCTGTAAGTGTCTCTGATTCTAGTCCTAGACGGAACTAATTGTTTAAGCCAATTATAATATTTTTAAAGGAGATTAATCATGGCATACGTATTAGGCGGAGCAAATAATGAAGCAGATGGCTTCACAACCGCAATAGCAAACTTTGCATTGGAAGCAATGCATGAGTCACAAGGTCTTGTAGACTATACAAGAGTAGTGACTCCAAATCAGGGTGATACCTACTTAGTTCCAAACTTCGGCGCTATCACATATCAGGACTACGATCCTTCAGCACAACCTGGCACAGGTTTTGGAGCTGGTGGTGCTGTAGAGCAAAACCCAAATCTTGCTCAACGTTCTATTCAAGCAACTCCAGCAGTAGCGGCTACTGCATTTGATGTGTTCTACGCATGGACAACATCATTTGAACTAGCGGCAACTCTAGGTGAAGAACTTGGTGGATCATATGGCGAGAAAGTTGATCAACGTGTATGTGCGGCTTTCGTACAAACAGGTGGTGCGGCTTTAGGTACAACTGGTTTCAAAAACTCACCAGGAAACACTTCTGCTATTCCAGCAGTTGGTGATGGCTTCGCAGTCATCAGTGAACTAGGTGCTATGGAACTTCAAGTAGACTCAGGCGCAATTGCGGCTGGTACTGCTGGTTTTATTTCTAACACAGTTCTAGGACTTGTTCAGTTAATTAAACAAAACTATGTTGTTGCAAAACTACCTGGAACACCAATCATTGTTTTAGATTCTAATGGTACTACACCTGCAGGAACTAACAATCAAGGTTCTTCAATGATCAGAGCATTATCTGAACTATCTGGCGGAGCAATTCAAACTGCCCCAGGTCAAGGTGGATCAGCAATTACTTCACTTGGTGAAGAATTACTTGCTACTGGAACATTAACAAATCTATATGGATGTAGAGTTATTTTCTCTAACTTCTTAGTAGATGTTGTTGCAGACGCAGGTGGAGCTACTCCAACTAACGGTAACGTTAACGGAGCGGCAGTAGCTGTTAAAGTAGGAGCTTACTTCCACGAAACAGCATTGTTCACAGTTCTTAAAGAAGGACTTCAAGTAAAAATGGGCGAGAAACCAGGTGGACTACAAATGTGGTTAACAGGACTTGCTTACATGGGTGCTGGAGTTGCTGACAGAAGACGTGGTGGTGCAATTAATATATCTCAAGGTTAATTGAGTTAATAAAATAGGATAGTATAAAATGTCAGTACCATTTCAAAGAATATCAAACGCAACAGTAGCAGATGTCATATTTTATGACCCAGCCGCTGAACGCCGTGCAACTCAAATGCAAATTGATTGGGATACTTACTTTAATGTAGGGTCACAAGAAATCTTGTATAATTTAGAGTTTGGATGGTGGCCAATGTATGTTGATACTACAATGGGTGGCACTTTATACGCTAACTTACCGAATGGGCAGTTAATCTCAGCATTCAATCCTAATCTTTTAATTAAAAGCGATCAAACTTTAATTCGTCTCGACACCTTCAAAGCTGTTGAGACGTTTTATTCTAGTTTGGTATCTGATACTAGTAATGTTAACTCTGTTGACACTGCTAACTATAATCATGCTTTAGAAAGATACGAGAAAGAATACGAGAAAGCCCTTCAGTTGATGAATTTTTATGACTTATACCAAGATGCCCCAGACGGACCAACTACTAAACTTGAAGAAAATTGGACTGCTGACAGTTCATACTTCAATGATAATAGGCGGTTCTTCTGATGGCATTGAGCAGTCTGCCACTGGTTGACAAAACTAAGATAGTTACTTATTTGCGAGAAGTCGCAAAGATACAGACACCAATCATTGAAGTGTCTGCAAACTATCCTTCTGAAGACTCTACAATCGCATACGGTTTATACGTAGACGATGTTACTGAGAACAGCAGAACAGTTAATCAATTAGCGATACAGAATTGCGGGACAATGTATGATGCTGTAGATGAATTTAATATTCTTTACATATCATTTCAAAACGACCCACAAGCGCCAGTCATACTAAACTCTATCAATAACTTGGCAGGTAATGTCAATTTCTTTGATGGATATACATCAGTTGAATATAACAGAGATGTTACAATTGGTAATAAAAGCGAAATACACACCTATACATTTAACTTAACAAGACTTGAATTTAATAACGCCTACCAATCTTAAAGGAGAACAATCATGGCACGAATAGAAGTAAACACAACAGGCAGTCAACCTCATTTATATTTGAGTACATTTACTGCACCAGTCACACCTTACGATAACACCACACCTTTGGTGGCACCGTTAGATGTAACTTGTTTAACTGACATAACGATCAATAACAGCACAGGAATTTATTCTTGGGTTGATTTTTGTGAAACTGATATGAATAAACTTACAACACCCGCCGATAACTCTATTTCTTCAAATATGGTTATTGACGCTACTAAGTTTTTCGGATCAAATGGAACTGGACCAACTGCCCCTGAATGGGGTGTTAATGGATTAGCATCAAACAAAATACCCGTACAGTTTGTAGTTACCCTTAACGGACCAATCGACACAGCAGGAAGCTACTGGTATACAGGAACAGGATTTATCACTGATATTTCCCCGACTGTAACACCAGACGCTCCAGTGTGGGTTTCACCAGTTACTATCGCAGTAACAGGATCGTTTACACAAGGTCTAAACGTTTAACGTTTTTACCTAGTTGGAAAACTAATCGCAAAGACGCTGGAAACAGCGTCTCTGCTTTTTATTGAGTCTTACTATAGACTCTGCGAAAGAATCGCTTAGAACGCATTACAGTGCTTCCTAGGCATATAATTAACAACTGAACTCAAGGATAACAAATGACAGAATCAACTGAAGTCTGGTTAAAATCAGACGATGAAAAACTAAGATCATTAATTGGAGACGAAGCCAAAATGATGCCTATGTTAGATAACATGGGAGCAACCATTCGTCAACTCAAAGCAAAACAAGCATTTAGACTAGCATTGTTAAATCAACTGCTAGAAAGCCTGCACGGCGAAACTAAATAGTACTATAACAAATAACTCAGGAGAGTAACAAATGAATATCACAGAATTTTCAAACAAACCCAAACTAATTGAAATAAAACTAGATGACAAAGACCTAGTAGAAAAGTATGGTGAACCAATCACGTTTTACACATACGATATCGTAGGTATGTCTACATATTTTGATTTCTTTAATGCAAGACAAGACGGGAAATTTGACAACTTAGGTAAACTAATGAATCAAATGATATTAGACAAAGAAGGTAAGTTGGCTCTTAAAGATGACGAAGATTTGCCAATTGATATTGCGGCTGCCGCAATTAACGCACTAGGCGAAATCTTGGGAAAGTCACAAAGCAAGTCATCGACCCCAAAAGCTGGGAAACGAACAAAATGATAACAATAGGACGCATGGCAGAAAGATATGGCATGCTTCCTAGTCAAGTTGCAGAACACTGCACTACATACGACTTGATGATTACTGATGTACTTGCTACATTTGACAAGTATCAACAATCTAAGTCAAAAGGACTTGTTGACCCAGGCGTATTTGATTTAAGCCAAGAAGAATTACAAGCAATGGTATAAAACTATGAGTAACATAAGCAAAAAATTAAACAAAGTTATAAAAACTTTAGATGATGATCAACTAGCTAAAGTTGGCTACAAAAAATTTGTTTCTGTTACTCCTATTGATAATGGTAATGCTAGACGCAATACTAAGTTACAAGGCAATGAAATTGTTGCTGATTATCCTTATGCTACTAGACTAGAAGACGGCTATAGTAATCAGGCACCAAAAGGTATGTCTGAACCAACAATAGAATTTATGCGTGAATATGTATATAAGCAAACAGGAGTTAAAATCTAATGGCAACAGTAGACATTTATAAAATTAAAGTTCAAGTATCTGGCGATCAAAATATTAATAATGTTCGCAAAAATGTAAACAAATTAGAAAATTCTCTTAATAGTGCTGGTAAAGCACTATTAGCATTTGCCGCTACAGCAACCGCAGCCTTTGTCGGAGTTGGTGTATCAGCGTTTAGAATGGCAGATGCTCTCGCAGATTCAGCAAATGGTTTAGGTATTACAACAAAAGCATTATTCTTGGCATCTAATGCGGCAGAACAATCAGGCGGTAAGTTTGAGGATGGCGCCAAGCTAATGGGCAAATTTGCTCTTGCTTTAGATATGGTTGCTAAAGGTTCTGAAGACATGCAAGATGACTTTGCGAAACTCGGAGTCACATTAGATGATGTCGCAAGACTAACAGACGAAGAACTATTTCAGAAAACAGTTGATGGCTTAGATGCCATGAAAGATGGTTCTGAAAAGACTGCTGTATCAATGAAAATAATGGGGAAATCGGCCCGTGATATTGATTTTGATACCTTCAACGAAAAACTTAAAGAAGGTGGTAAAGAAGCCGAAGAGGCTGCCCGACTAATTGATAAAGCAGGTACAGCAGCCGATGTATTAGAAGACCTGTTTAGAAAATTACAAATTACTGCCCTTGATGTGTTTGAACCGTTTATAGATCAAATAAACGCAACAGAAATCAGCATGGATCAAATGGGAGAAACAATCGCAAGAATCGGAGGAGTTTTAGCGGCAATCGTATCAGTCGGTGTAATGGCAGGTTTAGCACAAATGGTACTTACCTTCGCGGCGCTGGGCGCAACAATTGCTGTAGTTGTCGGTGGATTAACAACAATGTATGCTTTAACAGGTGTAGGTTTAATAGTTGTTGCGGCCGCAGGTGTCGCAGGTGTCGCCGCATACAAAGGAATTAAAAATCAGCTTGATGATGTATCTAATTCAACAAAAAACGCTACCAGACTTGCAGAGAAACAAGCAGAAAAATTAAGAAAAATTGAAAGCATTCAAAAAGACGAAGCCGCAATCGTTGAAGGTAAAACAGCACAATTAAAAGAACAACTAGACGCACAAAATGATTTGCGTAGGGCATTGATTGACATTATTGGTGTAGAAGGTTCTCATGCTACCTTTATGGCAGCCAATCTAAAAGCACAAGCAGATACTAGAAACAAAATAGCAGTACTTGAAGGTCAAATACTTGCTGAAGAAACACAATCCGGAACTATTAATCAACTTAAAATTACTGCTCTGAGAGAGCAACAAAATGTTTTACAAGGTCAACTAGAAGAAACAGTTGACATAAACACAGAAGAATTCAAACGATTAAATGTAATAAAAGAACGCACAAGACTAGAAGAAAAAAATCAAAGACTGATAGAATCTAATGCTAGAAATCAAATAGCAGACTTAGATACACAAAGATTACTTGCTATTGCTAGGGGCGAAATCACTATGCTATCTAGTGATGCGGCATTTGAAATATTAAAAAAGCAAGTTGAATTAGAAAAAGAAAAAGCAAAAGTTAATGCAGACATAGTTAAACAACAAAAAGAACTTAACGATTTACGATCAGCGCCAGATACAGCGTTTGATGAATATACTAAGGCTTTTGATGCTTATATGGATGCCTCTGAAATACTATCTACAATAGATCCTTTAGGAGATCCTGCAAAGTACGATGAGATGGCGGCTCAGGTAGACCAGCTGGGAGAAGACACCAACAGACTGTCCGATGCATGGAAATCATCAAGGGACGGTACCCCAGGCTTAATAGCGGCACAACAACAACTTATTGATGGCAATAATGATTTAATTGCTGAACTTGATGAAGGTTATGAAACAGATGTAAAGAACTTCCAAGATAATATTGATGCTAAACAAGCAATTATTGATAGTTATACCGCAGGAGCTATATCAGCTTTAGAACAAATATCCTTGTCTATGTCAGCTTTTGAACTGACCCAAGATGCTATTACTCAGACTTGGGGTAAGATTGGAAGTGCAATTGATGACATGGTTGACAATGGTAAATCATCATTTAGTGACTTAGCAGACAGCATACTTAAAGACTTAGCAAAAATGATTATTAAAGCATACATCTTCAAAGCACTTACAGGTCTTGGCGGATCGCTAGGCTTTGACATGTCGTTCTTAGAAGGCAAAGCAACAGGTGGACCAGTTGACGGTAAAACACCATACATGGTTGGAGAAAGGGGACCTGAGTTATTCGTACCTCAAGGAGCTGGTAACATTATACCTAATCATAGATTACAAAGTGGTGGTGGAAGTAGCACACAAGCAATGCAAGCCGCTCCAACAACAAACAATTACATAACAAACAATATTAGTGCATTAGACTCTAGGTCTGTTGCTCAAGTATTCGCAGAAAATCGTCAGTCGTTACTTGGCACAGTTGAGTACGCACGAAAAGAAACATCTTACGGAGTCTAAGTAATGGCAGCCATACAAACAATCATAGATAACTGTAATGGAATGACAATCAACAGAAGAAAAGTTGTCGGTCAACAAATTACACGAAATCAGATACCTCGTGTATCTACAACACCTACAAAGAATCCATGGACAATGGAACTAGATATGCCTACATCATTTCAATATAATGATGCTAGAGCATTGATGGAATCAACAGACACACTAGATCGTACTGGATACGAAGATGTTACATTCTCAAACAATACTGCTTTAAATTGGATCTACAGATATCAAGGTTCATTAGCAGTATCACAATTAAATGGACTTACAATTAATAGTTTTGTAGGTAATCAACTAGTACTAAGTGGCTTGCCAGCAGTTAACGCAAACAGAGTTATATTTGAACCTAATGATTTGATACAAGTCGCAGGTTATCCTTATCCTTTCACTTCTACTACAAGAATTACAAGAGGAACTGGAGCAACTGTAACTGTTACAACACATAGACCAAATATTATTACTGCTGTTGTTGACACTCTAAATATAGTCGTAGGAAACGCTTGTACATTTAGATTGTTTTGCCCTAACATGCCTGTATATAAACTTACAGTCGGCGGAGCACAATATTCTACAGGTGGAACTCTAGTAGGAAACGCATTGATCGAATGGTCTGCACCTTTTCAATTATATGAATACGTAGGAACAAGTTAATGGATACAATACCAGCAGTCGAAAATAGCCCACCACAGATTAATAGTGCTGAGTTTGTTCGCATAACAATTTACAATGATTACGAAGTACCAGCAGATACTACAGTTTTAACTGCTTCATCAGCATACAAAGATGAGACTATAGATGCTCAAGTTTTTTCTGCTGTCGGCGGACTTATGTCTATTGGTGGTCAACAAAAATCTATTAGAGTTACAAGTGCTGACACTACAGTCGCACTAAGTGGTATTCAAGGTACATTAATCAACACTGTCTTATCAACAAAAATACGAGGTAGTGAATTAGAAATATGGCGTGGCTTCTACAATACATCAGGTGAACTTACTAGTACAGCAAAAAGATTTACTGGTATCATTACAAGTTATAACATTACAGAAGACAGAGCAGGACTAGACGATTCTTTTGTTGTTTCAGTCAACGCAAGTAGTTATAAAACAGTATTAGCAAACAGAATCGCAGGAAGAAAAACAAACAAACAAAGTTGGCAGTTCTTTAATACAGATGACAGTTCAATGAACAATGTCTACTCAATTGCTCAACAAACATTTGACTTTGGTAAAGAAGTTACTGCTACAAGCGGTCGTGGTCGTGGTGGTGGTGGTGGAAACCGAGATGACGATGGCGGCAGAAACCAGCAACAAAGATGATAATACGAGAAGCAAACAAATTTGATCTACCTTATTTTATTGAATTAATAGAAAAACTTGCGGCTTCTGAACATATTATGCGTTATAACTATGAGAAATTAGATCATAGTCACTTAAACAGCAT